TACCCGTCGAGACAACGCGCTTTGGCCGCCGACCGGGTTCAAGTCCGCCGACAGACAATCCTGGACGCAGGTCGCCGACCAGTCCGGTTTGCCCGCGATCGCTGCGGCCATCATCGAAGCAGAGGGGTAGTCCGCGAACGTCAGATTGGTTGCTGTCTGAACACCGGACGAGTTGACCGTAACCAGCCGCACGCCGCTGTCATAGACCTGGACCATCGCCCGAATCGCTGAACCATCATATTGGCAATAAAGCGATTCCTTCGCTCCATACGCCAGTCGGTTGATCCACTGAACCGGCCAATGTCGAAGCGCCAACCGCCGCTGACGGTTGCCGTTCAATCGCTCGCGGTAGTCCGCCGCAACGAAATCGCGGTCGCACAACCGCTTTATCAAGTCGCTGACCTGGTTGATGATTTCCGTCAGCAACGTGTCACTGGCCGAGTCCGAAATACGCATATACCGCTTCACGCTCGCCAGCGTAGTCAACGCCGTTGAATCAAGGGACACGCCAGCGCCCTCCGTGGCGCTGGACCCGTCCCATGTCAGGTCTGACGTGTAGAGCAGCAGGTCATCCGTCGCCGGGCTCGCCCCCGCCTGCTTATAGTAGAACGCAACAACCCTAGTTCCGGCTGCGATATCGGTGGGGAAATCAGCGACATAAAAGTCGCCGGATTGAGCCGACAACTGCACGTCGTAATCGTCCAGATCGCCGTCAGACCACGTCGCCCAATCAGTGGCGGCGACATCCCATACCTTCGAGTCTGAATGCCGCCGGATGATCACATAGATGGTCTGCGAGCCTTGGGCCGCAACTTGCAGTTCATTCGCCATCGCCGGCCGCCTTCCGCCTCACATCACCGCGCCGCATCGCCTTGTCGAATGGCGGGCGATCGAGGCCCTTCTCACTGCTCGATTCGTGCTCGGCCCGGCCTGCGTCGATCAACTCAACCGCCCGGTCCTCCGGCAGATTGTAGACCACGCCGCGGGACAAGCCGAACACCGGCTTGATGATCTTGACCTTCATCCACTCGCCTTAGCTGGCAGCCATCAGCGGGATGCCGTACACGGTGCCGTTGAGATTCACCTTGAGGAACCCGGCCGGTGCGTTGGTGTTGGTCGCCTCGTACCCTGTCGACGCCAACATCCGCGTTCCGAGCGCCGTGTCAGTCTCGAGGAAGTAGACCGGCACACCCTCCTGACGGATCAGGGCACGTGGGGCCGAACCGCCTGCCGAGCAGAGGATTTGGAATATTTCCTCATCGGAAACGTCGCCGTTGTTGATCTGGATGTCCGACCACATTGGGGCCACGCGGCCGCCAGCCTCGAACGTGGCGTTGTTCAGGTCCATGCCGAACTTCGCCCACACGTTGTGGGCGCCGGCCGTCGCGTCGCCAGACCGATCCTCGAGCGTGCCGCCGGTGTCGACAGTCATGACGGACGACAGGGCCTGCATCCGGTCGGACGCCCCGCCGCTCTTGATGAACGGGAATACGCCGAGTCCGAGCATCTTGGCATCACCATCGGTTTCCTGCTGCCAGTAGCTCGCATAGCGGGAGCCGGTGGTGGTGTTGCCTTGGAAGCAGAGATATCCGGTCGTGTCCTCGATGTCGAGCGCCACGCCGCGGATCAGGTTGGCTCCCTCCGCCAACGTGACCGCGGAAAAGTCGAGAAACGCCACGTCGTCGTCCGCCGCGCCGCCTACCAGCGCCTTTTCATTCGCCGGGTCGCCGGCCACCGCGCCGTCGAGGACGTCCGCCTCATCTTGCGTCAGTGCCGCGGTCGAAGTCACGATGAACCGATCGCCGCCGAGCTCCGGAATGGTGAGCGCGCGATTCGCCGCTTCATCCGTCGCGGTATCGATGGTGATGGTGTGGTCATCGCCGGCGTCGTTGATAACCGAGCCGTCGATGGTCAGGTCTGGGATCGTGACGCCGCCGGTGGCGATGGTCATGATCGTTTCGCCCGTCGACCTGCTGTAGAAAACGAGATTGCCGCTGACCCATTTCGATCTGATGTTCGTTGCAGACATGCTTCATTGCTCCATACCCGACAAGCGGGTTTATTGCGCGGTGGTTCCGCGCGTAAGTGATGCCGCCGGGAGTGGGCGAGGGCCGAAGCCCCCGCCCGCCTCGCAACGGCTGACGGCTGATCAGAGAGCCGACGGCGGCGATTCCTGGGCGAATCGCGGATCGTACAGGATGTAAAACCCGCAGCCCAGTTGAGCGCCGGCCGAACCAGTGTCGGGAATCTGGAGCTGGATATGGTCGAAACCATTGTCCGTGTCCAGGTCCTCGGCCTTCACTTCCACGGCCATGATCGCTTCGGCCTCGGCCGAGTCGGTGTCCGTGTAGGTGTTGGCAGCGGATTGGGTGTTGAGCGTGAACTGACCGATGCCGGTCTGCGTGCCGACCTTGGTGCGAACCCGGGTGAAGTTGAGCGCCTTCGCACTCGTGCCCGAATTGTCCGTGGCCTGTCGCAGCGTGAAGACCGGATCGTCGCCGGCCACCCCCGCGTCCTTGAACAGAACGACGAGAGCACGGTTGTAGTTCTTCATCGACACCCAATCACCGTTATTCGCCCCGTCCTGCGTATCGACCGGGACGAATGCGCTGACGATGTTGGCCTGTTCGAGAAGTTCACCTTGCATGGTGGAATCTCCGTGTTGAATGCTGTCATTAAGACGAGCCTGAGCCCGTCACGACCGCTCATTCATCAGTTTCGGGTTCCGAGAGCGATGAATGGCGACTGTGTGGCCGTTCCCTTGAACGGGGTCAGGGCACTGTTCCACCACGGCTGCCCGTCCACGCGGAAGATGAACCGGTAGGCCATCTCGTCCGTGAGGAATTGGACGTGCATGGACACCGCCGATCGAATCGCGCCTCGCGTGACGGCGAGATACTGCTTGAGATCGGCCAAGAGGATGTCGCCCGCCGTGCCGAGCGTCTGGTTGAACTCAGTGACGACAACCGGACGCCCCATCAGGGTCGCGTAGGGCTGGCCGCTCAAGCCGCCGGGCGGCATGTAAACAACCTGGCCCGCCGTACCGCTGTCGAGCGTCATGGTGAACAGTTGCGGCTGGATGTCCTGGTTGACCAGCCAGACCGCACGCCCGAGCGCCGATCGGTGGAGCCGGGAATACATGTTCACGATGTTGGCGGGAACGATGGTCGCGGCCGCCTGGCCCGCCTCCTTGCTTGCGGTGACCAGCGCCCCGCTGTTCATGATTCCGAGCGGCTTGCCGGCGCCATCGCCATTGATGACCGCATCCGAAACCATGAAGTTGATCTCGTCCGCCGCAGACGCACTGACGATCTGCTCCAGCGCCGAGCCGCCATCTTCGAGCAGTTCCTCGGTGATGTAGGCCAGAACGCCGAGCTTGTGCGGCGTGAGACTGATCAAACGGGTCTTGGGCTTGGAACTGGTCAGCGTGTCGGCTTCGTCCAGCCAGTAGGCTCGCACGCCGCCACGACGCGATCCGGTTGCCCTGGACGTTTCGTCGATCGCGGGAATCTTGATCGACGGGCCGTTGATGTCGAAGTTGTCCGTCCGGTCCAGCAAGTTGTCCTGCTCATGCACGATCTGCATGATCCGGTCGCTGAACTCGGGCGCCAGCAGGAAGCCGCCGTCCGCGCCGATGCCGGCCGACAGACCGCCGGGGGCCTTCGTGTGAACATCGACGAGACGTTTGTCCACGACCTGGCCGCGACTCTGCTCGTACTTGGCGATGGCGGAAAGCTGTTCGCCCATCGACTTCCAGCCGAACGTCCGAGCCAGTTGGTTCTTCGTTTCGGTGCTGGTGACGCGCGCCTTCTGCGTAGTCGCGTTCTTCTTGCGAAGTTCACCGACCAGCGCTTCGCGCATCTTGTTAATGTCGCTGCCGAACTGCTTGGACAGCTGATCGTACAGCTTGCCCATTTCGCCCTCTTCGTCGCTGGCGGCGTTGCCCTCGGGCTCGCCGCCCTCGTCCGCACCTTCGTCCTCGCCGTCGCCTTCATCCTCGTCGGTCGAAGAAGCGGGAACCAAGACAACCTGCTCGATTTGGATTTCGTTGCCTTCTTCGTCAACCAACGCCTGGTCGCCGAGCATGGCGACAGCCTTGGTGCGAATAGCATCCACATCGTTCGGGTCATCCAGCCCCGCGCGAATGACGGGCAGCACGTTCTTGAGGAAGTGCTTGAGTTTCATAGGGATGATCCTTGTGTATTTGGAACGTAATTGTAACGCCGTGTCTCGAGCCGCCCTCATCCTCTATCCGGTTCTGGCCGTTGGGCCTACCCGGCTCTGAGTCGAAGCGCCTGACACTTCTTGCCCCTGAATGTAGAACAGACAACCGTGGGTGAGTCAAGCAACCTTTGTGACCGACAACGCCCCAAACGTCAGCCACGCCAGCACCGCCCCCGGCAAAAGCAGCAGCCCAGCTTCGCTATAGGAGCCGAATCCCGCCAGCAACCCAAGCGTCAACCCGACGCCCACAATGAACGATATCCGCCGAAGCCGTTGTCTCATGGTTCACTCCGAGTACAGTTTTCCGCGGTCCTTGGCCACAGCGTCACGTGCCGCTCGCCTGGTCGCAAGTTCTTCTTGCTTCCTCGACCGCATTCGGGGAATCCTGACCTTGACGATGCGAGCATGCTTGCGCATCTCAGGAACTTCGATGATCGCCGGCCTCGGCCGCACCAATTCATCAATCCGTTCCGAGTCCAACTTCACGCCGAATAGCGACTTCACGCCAGAAACCGTGATGATGCCCTTGCTCACCGCTGAAGCCAGTGCCTCTTGGTTAGCTGGCAGGGGGGCCACGCTGTATTCGAGCATTCGCCACTTGGTATGCACGTAGCGACATTCATCCCCCCACCGCGACAGGTCCGTAACCGTGGGGGCCCTTCCCTCCCGTGGCTCGAATCCGACGCTGAACCCTTTGATCACGCCCTGTTGAAACAGGCTGAACAGCGTATCGGGCAGCCACTCGCCTTCATGGCCATCAGGACGACGGGCGAACACCGTTTTGGCCTGGATGTCGTCGTCAGTCCGCTTGAAGCCAACGCACCTGCCGACAGGCGGGAGCTGATAGTTGTGGTTGAAGAACACGGCAGGCGACTTCTCAAAATGAGTCAGGTCCGCGCCGGACGGCAGCATGACATCGCCATCACGATCAACGACCTTGGTTGTGATCGACGCCACGACCGATCGGTCGCCGTCCTTCACGTCAAGAACTTCGGGCAGCAGTTGCTTGCGCACCCGATCGCCCGCCTTGTACCGTCGTTGACGTTTCTTGCTCATGTCACGATTCCTTTACGATAGGGATGAGGTCACACCGGCAATTGGGGTGCAACGGCGGACCAAACACGTCTCCATAACTGATCTTCATTATGCCGCCATCAACACCCGGCAACGACATGCCTTGACGCAGGAAAGGCTGATCCAACGGCGTGACGGCTCCTTCGTACATCTTCGCAACCGACCGGCAAAACTCGCATGCCTGCGGCGCGAGCAACCACTTGCGGCCTTCCACGCGGCCTGATTGCCGCCAACCCTCGAGCTCGCCCTGGACGTAAGCCCGCGCCGCCTCCGTCCGGGCAATCATCATCGCCCGCTCAGGACTGAACAGGTTTGATGGGTCATCGACCAGAAGATCCGCGATGTCAGACGCCGACGCGCCTTGTTCCATTGCCTCGGCCAGTTGAGGCCGAAGCGAGTTGATCGTTGTGGCCGACACCGAGTCGGCCAGCCTGATCTCCGTTTGCTCGATGAAATGGATCACGTCGGGGTTGCGGAAATCCACGAACGTCGCATCGATGCCTATCTGTTCAAGGCCAGACTCAATGCCAGTGCTGAGCATGTCGCGGACCGTGCGACTGATCCGGCTGCGGATATCCGACCTCATTTCCTCGTTAAGCACATCGATCAGAAGTTCGGGGTTCACCGGCATCGGCTCGACGCCGCCGATCTTGCCGAGCATCTTGCCAGTGCCGCCGGCCAATAGCTCCTGGACCAACCGATCACGCACCGATGCCATCGCGGCAAGCAAGTTGGCCCGAAGTCGATTGACCAGAGACTGCGACTCGCCAGGACGACGGTCATCGTCGGCATCGCCTACATCTTCGACCGGTGTGTCAGGGTCCGCGCCTTGCTTCCAGCCCTTGAAGTTCAACGGCATGAGGTGACTGTCCGGTACGCCCTCAAGCGAATGCCCGCCGCCCTCCCCCTCGCAGCCGCGGTGCTCGATGTCCGACACGACCAGAAGCGACGACGGAGCCGGGGTAGAGGTGTTCTTGTCCTTGCTGCGGTCGGACGAGTCGCCAGGACCTTCATCCTGAATGTGGCCTTCTTTGTTGGCGACATCGGTGTTCTTCTGATCCGGCAACTTGTCTTGCAGCAAGGATTCGATCCGCCTCACCAACCGGCGTCCGTCTCGCGTGTTCGTTCGATTCAGTTCGCGGACGATGAAGCCCGCAACTTCATTCATATCCAATTGCGGTGCAACCATTCCTGGCGACGACGCCGCAGTCGACGGCTCCACCGCCGCCGCACTGTCGTTCACCCGAATTGGCGCTGGCTGTGGCCAGCCGCCAGCAGGCATCGACGGCATGATCCCCCCCTGCCCTACCTTGTCCAGTGGTACGCCATTGACACGAGGCACTTCTCCCATCTGGCCGCCGTAAGCCGCCAGTCCTTCCTCCGAACGCGCCTCATCGAACGTCATCAGCCCCGCTGCCACCAGTCGCGTGCGTCGTTCCAACTCAAACCGCTTGTCCTTTGGAACGGGGTTGTCATAGGCAATGAAAGCATCATCCTCGATGCCGAACAACGGGACCAACTGCTCGTTCAGCTTTTCCTCATCCAACCGGCAGAACGGGAGAATCGTGTCGCGCTGCCAGCCAGCATCGCCCGTCTCCGCGTTCGCCCGATTCGGATCGTTCGCCAGCAGCTTACTAATCGGCACGCCGAATGCGCCGGCAACTTCCTCGATCAACCGATTGGGGTCGCCCAAGTCAGTCGGCGGGAAACTCATCTGCTGAGGCGTCAGATCGCCACTGATCGCGAGAAACTTGCCTGCCTTACGATGGCCGCGAAGTCGCTCGTTTATCCGTTCCTCAAACCGATCCAATACTTCCGGTGAAGCTCCCTTCTTGGCAATGAACATCCAGTCAGGCCGCGCCTGATTGTCGAAGTGGGCCTGGTCAACCTCCCGCTTCGAGTTGTGCAGCATCAACGCCGTCCATACAGCCTCTATCCTCGACATCCCATAATGCAGGTCTTTGAGATTGGGCAACTTCCAATGGATCACTTCGTCCGGGGCAAACCGAATCTGGTCCGTGGACTGCTGCCCATAGACATAGCCGTCGACGAAATGCTCGCGACTCGGCACAATCGTCATCCATTGACTCGGCATGACCCACAACTCGGCGGGCCGCCGTGAAACCAAATCAGTCACCGGATGGACATAGGCGTTGCCGGTGATCTGCAGGTAAAGCATTCGCAGGACAGTCAGATCGAAACCATTGGCGTAGGGATTGACCTGGGACAACACCTCAAGCAGGGGATGCTGTTCGGTCACTTCCTCGAAATCGCCTCCGCAGTCCGCAACTTTCTGCATCGTCGCCGACGACGGGCGTTCCGTTTCAAGATCGCCCGCAAGATACCGCTTCTGGTAGCTGCTCACCGGCCGTGTGCGGTATAGCTTACGCCCGATCCGTTGCCGAACGTACAACTTGAGTGGAACCGCAGCCACCGCCTGGGCGTTGAGCATCGCCGCGATGTAAACCCACGACCCGAATTGCTCGACCGACACGCGGGGGTCGAAAGGGCGGGCCTTCCCGCCCAAGTACCCCGCTCCCTCCATCACGCGAATCGAAGCACGCAGATACTCGCGTGGATCAAAGACCGCCTTGATTCGCTGCCAGAGATTGGGTTGCGCCATCGTCCGCCTCATGCCCAAAGGTCTTCGTCCCTGAACAGTTCCGCCAGCGCACTACGTTCCCCGCCAACCGTGGGCATGTCAACAACTCTCACATCAAGATTCATGCCCGTCAGCCCACTTTCACGCATTCGGTGAGCCATCGCCAAGGCGCAAACGCCGTCATCATGCGTACCTTCGGGGGCGGAATATCGAATCTGGCCGCCGGCCCGATACTCGAACTCGAACACCTCCATCTCGTTGCGAAGCCAGCCATCAAGAACGCCAACCTCCGTGCGCTGGACCGCCGACGCCAGCCCTTCCATCAACTGCTGCTTCGATTTCGGAGTGAAATTGAAGCCAACAATATTGCCCTTCTGGCGATGCAATTCTTCGACAATCGGATCGCCAACGCCAGTTGAATCGACGTAGGTTGGGACGTCACCGACGGCCGAAAGAATACGATTCTTCGTCTGCTGCCAATCAGCTTGGAATCGATCGATCTTCGCAATCCGGCCGTTCTTATCCAGCCCAATGATGACAGTCCAATTCTGATACTTAGCCAGGTCCACGCCGAATGCCACCGGTTCATCGCCCGACAACCCCTCCTGGGCGCATTCAGCAATCGCCGACATGCCGAACGGATTCCCGCCGTCGTCCGTGGGCTCGGCCAGGTACAACTGCCGAAACACATCCCTCGGCAGGATCTTCTCGGCATCTTCAATCTCGTCCTTCGCCAGAATCCCCGCTTCCACGGCGTCGACCGCCGTGATCTTGTGATAGCCCATCACATCCGATCCAGACTCTGCCACGCGGGCGATCCGATATGCCCAATTCCGCCGTCCACGGACGTTACCGATGATCCGAATGTCGCCTCGAGTTTGAGTTACAGTCGATCGAATCGCGTGCCATGTCGCTTCTTTACAACGGCTTGCTTCATCGATCACGGCACCATGGACGTCCTCGCCGTACAGGCTGTCAGGCTTGTCGCCGGACTTGAACCATATCCTCGCGCCGCTGGCAAGCTGAATCCACGACTCAGTTCCATGCTTCTGCCACGTCAGCATTGACGGGTCCGCTCGTCGCAACATGCGATGCATTCGTGAGAAGGCGACTTGAGACTGCGAATAGACTGGCGCGACCCACCACCAGTTGCGCCCATCCTTGCCCCTCGTCCATGCCGAATAGAGAATCCACACCAAACAGCCAACTGTCTTGCCGGCCTTGGTAGTTGCCTCAATGACGCTGTACCGATGGAGATCGAACACGGCCGCGTGCTGCTTTGGGTAGAGCTTTGGCAGACGTAAGACGATTCGTTCGACAGATGAATCGAGTAGAGCTTCGCTCACGAGTCAAACTCGACCTCCAGAACAACAGTGCCGCCGAAGTTCTCAGTCGGCTGTCCGTTGTCGAGACGACTGGATTTTTCAACCGCCTCAGCCAACCTGAGATTGTCCTGGACCATGTTCGTGATGATCTCGACGCCCCGAAGCAACGACCGCTCATCGCCGCCTTGCTGCGACCGACTGATTGATCCAACGACAATCGACGGCAGCTTCTTCGCCAAGTCGGGGTGAACTTCCCACGGCTTGATCCAACCTTCCTTGAGCGCGCGCTGAACCATCGCCAGCGTTTCGCGCTGATGACCGCGATCCTTGAGGCCTTCCTCAACCGCTTCAAGACCCTTGGGCTCGATTCCTTGTTGTTCGCCGCCGTCAGCCATGTCACACCGCCCGGGACTGTACGATATCGATGATCTTCTGCTGGTTGTCCAACGTCGCCGTGCCACCACCAGACGCGATCAAGTTGATCTGGTATCCCGCTGTCCCTGCACCGAATCCGCTTGGATCAGCCCCGAGAACCGCGTCCTTCACCTGCTCGGCGGTTGGAACCGACAGATCATCCAACGTCGTAATCGTCCCTTGAATCGTCAACCGTCCGTTCGCGTCGATATTCATGACGCCGAAATTGGGGGGCAAGTCGTCCGCCACAAGAGCATCGTAGGCCGTAAGCGCGTCGTCCGCCTGCGTGCGAATGTTCGACAGCGAGATCACTTCCGGGACGCGGGTCAACAGCGTATCGACATTGCCATCAACCGTGGCCAAACCCGCCGCCGTCGCAAGCGCTGAAACATCAGCCATGAACGACGACGCATTGTCCGTGTTCGCCAAGTCGCCACCAACATTCAATTTGTCCAGATACCCCGCCCTGGCCGCGGTCCAAGTTGAACTGCTGAGGGCCGTCGAGGCTGGCGCCCGACTCGTAATCGCCGCGTCAAGATTGGCGATGTTGGCCTGCACGGCGTCAGCCGCCGCACCGCTGTCACTGATCGCCTGGGCATCGACAATCGGCAAACCAGACGACACCCCGACAGATACCTCAATCGAGCCCCACGATCCCACCGTGACCCGACCGCTGGTGTCCGTGATCGCAAGGTCTGCGAAATGGTCCGGGAATGAATCGGGCAAAGCATCAATCTTCGCCAGCCGAGCCGCATTGATCTTCGTGTCGTTAAGCGAATTGGTATCATCCGCAATCGCATCGATCTGCGCTTCGGTCGCCGCCGACAGCGCGACCGTTTCGCTATCCAAGGTTGCGACCACGTCGCCACCGATGAAAGAAAAGGTCGCGTTGATCGCCGCCTCTGCTGCCGCCTGGACCGCCGCCGAGTCAATCGTGGACAATCCGCTGACGTCTGCCTTGAAATCATCGGCTGAGGTAACCGCGTTGCCTCCAACCGACTCGACATCAGCATCTACGACGCCGGCCCCGGTGATTGCCAGCGATCCAAAGTTGCTTGGAAACGTCACGCCGCTGATGCTGCCCACCGATCCAGTCACGCTGCCCACCGATCCCGACAATCCCCCGGTGATGTCCGCCGTAATTGTTCCGTTCCCGATCATCGCCTCGAGATATCCGGCCTTGACCGTCGAATCATTCAGGCCCTCCACATTCACGTCAGGAAGCCCGCTGATCGCTCCAACCGAAACCGCTCCGTCGTCGCCGTTCCATGCCTGGACATCGGCGGGAAGATTGGCAGTCTGGCCGGTGTTGTTGAATGATTGCGTCGATCCAAGGGTGTAGCCCGTCTTGTCGCTTACAACCGTGACAGACCCCACCGCGCCAGTCACGGTGTCTACCGACCCGCTCAGATTGGCCGTGATCGTGCCATCCCCGATCATCGCCGCAAGGTACGTCGCCGAATTAGCGTCATTGCCGATCGCCCGGGCATCGACGCGCGGCCAATTATTGCTGCCAGCAACCAACGTCACCGACCCGTCGCCAGTCACCAGCCCGCCGCTCGCCCCCGCCGCCGCGTTCGGCAGCGCGCCGTTCTCAGTCGTGACCGAGAATGGGATGATCTTGACGCCCGACGTGCTGCTGATCCCGCCGACCGTGATCGAACTCCCATTTGCCTCAGCCGCCGTCAGGGTGAGGCGATAGCAGCCTGGCAGATATGTTCCATCCACTTCGGCGGGGGAATTGCTCGGCGACAGCAACGTCGAATCCCGAAGAATCCGCAGCGTGTGATTCCCAACATCCGACGCAACGCCTTCGCCGTCAGAATTGACCGCCCAATAGTGGATCGTAGTTTCAACACCCTTGAGCATTACGGCGTCTCCCTATGCTGAAGCGCCCATCGCCACCAACGAACCAACGTCACAATCCCGCCCGTCGTGCCGAGCCCGCGCCACCCCCAAAGGTGACGAACATCAGATCCGTCGGCCGTACTGACGTCATGCACGCCATCGGGGATCGGCATTATGCCCGCCGGCTCGCAGCCCCAACCAGCCAATGACCGCATCTGATTCTGCGTGAGGCTCATCAGCTATATCCGCCCCGCTCGACCGACGAAGCCCCGGTCGTAACCGTGGCCGATCCAAGCGGCGTCACGTTGTCTTTGCGATACACCGCATCAGAGGACGACGTTCCACGGCGATTGTACCGGGCAGCGTGAAACAGCCACCGAAGCATATTCAAGATCGAAGTTGGGAATGACGGCACGCTGGTGAGTTCATCGAACGCGTCCGTCTGCAGCACGTCCAACAGCTCCGCGTTCACGTCCGCCTTACCCTGCGTCGACAAATCGACAGCTTGATCCGACAAGTCTACAACCTGAGTCCCAGTCCAGTGAATGTCCGCCGCCCCAACCACCAAATCACCCTCTGCTGGACTACCGCCCGACCGCTTGTAAACCGCCACGCTGTAGACGCCAGCCGGAATCCCCGCTGGGAACGTAGCGACGTAGAACCGCGATGCTATCCCTTGCTCTGCGAGCGCCACGTCGTAATCGTCGATGTTCGCCGTCTGGTATGCCTCGAATCCAACGCCGTTCCACGCCTCGGCGCTGCGATTTCGGATGACCGCGTACAAGTTCGCGCCAGCCTCGGTATACGGCACCTGAATCTCGCTCGCCATCGCATCGCTCCATCAAGACTTCGGCCGATAAACCCACACCACATCGTCATCTTCGATTCGACCGTCGGCCGTGCCGGGAGTATTGCCGTCCGCATCAACGTAAACGTCCGGCATGCCCTCTGACCCAACGCCATTGCCAAGCGTGCCGTCTTCCCACTGCTCCGAACCGCCAACCATATTCATCAGATTCGTGTTGCCAGCCGTATCAACAACACGAACCATCAGCAACCATGACTCCCCCTCACCCAAATCGATTGCCGTCCCCCCCGACGCAGTTTGCAGGATGTCAGCCCATTCGCTGGTCGTGTCAGAAGTTCCAACCTCCCATCCAACTACATCGCCGCTCCCCGTCGATGGGGTGAGCTCGGACAACTTGGTCCAGCGCGTTGTTCGGTTGCCGATCACATAAGCATCGGCATAAGTTGCCTCACCGTCGCCGTTGCTGTCCAGCCAGCCCCAAATCTGTATCTTCGTAACATTCGCATTCGCCTGGTTCTGCGTGAGCCCCGTTCGGCCTTGGTGCGCATAGCCGATGATCGTGGTGAACTGACTAACCGAGTTGTCTTTCCACTTCGATGTATCGCCGGCCGTAATGTCATGCAACACGCCTCCGGCCGCTTCCGAATCAAACACCCCCGCTACGTACTCGATTGCAGCGCTGGGCAGATAAACTGTGGTCCAGCCCATCGCAACTCGGACGACGATCAGAATCGAGGCCAAATATACCAGCCCGACAAGACAATCTCGGATACCTCGTCCAATGGATCGGTCCATGCCCTGAGTCTCACGGTTGAAGTTGGTCAAGCAAATCAGCTTTGAATGTCGCATCTTCACGCGACGTCGCGGCCAAAATAACCCCGGCCCATCCGTCGTCCGCCAACGATCTTCGGAACGCCGGAAGCATTCTCCGCCATTGTTCCCGGGCCCGTTCGTCCATTGACGCAGTGCCGATGAACTCAGTCAGAACAACCGACGAGTCCGGCCCAAGACCAAGCGTCCGTCGAACCGATGCCAAGTCGTATTGCCGGAACCAAGGAAACGACGCCGCATTGTGCAGGGCATAGCCAGCCCAATCGAAAGCCGATGTGGCCGCGATCCACTGCTGTTGCAGGCGCGGATCGTACCCGGCAGGATCGCTGACATTTACCCATGA